TGAGGCTGGTGTCCGCCCCGTCGCCAAGATCAAAAATCCCATATCCGCACCTGCCTGTCAGGTGCGGAACGATGAAGACGAGCAGGAAGGTTGAGGTAAAAAGCATGGATGGACTGGTTAAAACTCTCGGTACGGTTCTGCTTCTGCTGGCCGCGGCAATTTGGGCGGCGGTTTTGCTGCTGGTGCCTGCTGCGCTGGTGAAGTTCTGCTGGGGGTATCTGTTTGTATGAGGTACTGTGTCTTACTGAGAGCATCCGACAGACGCGGAACAAAAGAGTGTCTGCAGTATACGTTGGATGCTATCAATACAGAGGAAGCAGCTTGCGAGGCGAAGAAGCAAGCTGCAGAACACTATACAGAATTTGAACTGTTTGATGTTCAATCCATAGGAGAAGTGCGCACATGAAAATTGCAGCGATTGCCAAAGTAATTAAAGACCGTGGCTCCTGCCGCCTGTATAGGGTACATGGATCGGACGATCTTGAAACGAAGTTCTACATCGGCACAAATTCTGAAATTTACTCGCTGGAAGGGTTCCCTAAGCCGTGGAGCGAAGCAGAAGTTATGACGATGCTCGGGATCGAGAAAAAGAAATGGGAAGATGTGATATACACCGCATACGACTGCAACAACATTACGGATGTCTGTGGTCTGAACCTCGAAGATGCTGTTCAGAATGAGGTTGAGTGCAAAACCAGCTATATCAACCTGAACATCGGCGGGGCACTTCTTATGGGGCTGACAGACCCGGACGAAAAGACCATTGACTTCATCGCCGCAAGCAGGCTGGTTCCCGTTATGGACGAAATCAAGAAAAGTGACTATATCAATTACTGCTTGCGCCATACGGCGAGTGGTTCCCGGTACTACGTTATCCGGGATGGCATGATCGTGCGAGCAGCACTTCTGCCCGTCAACCTGTCCGGCAATTTGCTGGAAACGCTGCAGAAGATGGTGAACATGGCGCGGGAAACAGCGCGACTGTGCAAGACGGAGGATAAAGAGGCGGAATGATTTTAGCAAAAGAGGCAATCGAGAAAGCCGCCGACTGGTGGGCGGAAAGAATACTCGAAGATCGGCCACACAGCAATGGAGATAACAGCTTCACTTCCGTTACTGCGTGTCTCCTTGCTGACATGGGGCGGCAGAACATAACGCCAAATCAGGCGGACACGTTCAAAAAAGCATTGGCAAAACGCATGGCAGAATACGCAGAAAGTGGGATGTTTAATCACTTTTCCATCATGTGCGATTATGGTCCGTGCAGGATGCTGGCCGATGCGGCCAATGAAGCGGGAATCAGTACCGCAAACTTCCCGTTTAAGACAACGATGTTTCTTACGGAAAAAGATGGCATTATGGTACGCGATGGTTATGGAGCATCAGTTGTCAAGCTGTGGGGGTAACGACATGAACGAGAAAAAGAACGCGCCGGCAGAAATCGAAACAGTCACCATAACCATGAGCCGCCCGGTGGCTGAGGCGGTAGCAAAAGCCTGCGAGATGTACCTTCGTCTGCACATGGGGCAGTTTGAAGACCTGACAGACGAACTGTGCATGGCGAAGTTCTACGCCGCTCTGGAAAACGATTCGTTTGCCGACGAAGAAGAACGAGATGAAATCTTCCATATCTCGATCGACCGACGGAACATCATGCAGGAAGAAGTGGACAAGCTGTACAAAAGATATGTTCTTTCCGCCCCGCTTGATTACTGCATGAGAATCCCGTACCGGGCAGAGCAGGTCTGGCTTGCAATCCGCCACGCTCTGGCATGGCACGATAACCCGAAGGGCGACTACACGGTTCAGTATGACAAGCCGCTCAACCGTTCGGACCAGCCGCAGCCGATGGTGCAGCTGTACGAGGCACCCACCGAGGGAAAGCCTACCTGTGATGGCAAGTGCGCAAAGTGCGGGAGGTGCTGATATGCAAAAGATGTTCAAGGCTATATTTTGCGATATATGCAGGAGAGTTGCATTTCAGGAACAGCTTGAGGGTGGGTTTCAGGATATGCTGACAACGCAGGACTGGGTGACTGATTGGGAAGTGACCACCGATTTCAACGGATTCCCTTTGAAGTATCCAAGAGTAATTGACCTTTGCCCGCAATGCCGTGCAATGTACGGGAAAAGGCCGCTCGGGATCGGAGGAAAAATACAGCATCATGTGTGAGGTATTTACATGAGAAAGAACGGCGCAATGTTCATCTGCAACCGCTGCCGCAAGCAGGTATTTGCAGAGCGGCTCGACGACGGAAAGTATGACAGCAAACCGCTGGACGGGTGGGCACTTGATTGCGAAAGAATCTGTGGCGTTGGTGATCTGTGCCCGGACTGCTTCAAAGCGTACCGGGAGGCAATGGAGGGATTCTGGAATAGTGGAAAACATGGAGCCTGAGAAAATCTGTTGCAACTGCCGCTGGCACGAGGGCTACACCGGGGTCTGCTTCAATGGCTTGTCAGAGTATAGAGCGGACTTCACCGATGTGGAGGACAGCTGCGAACACTGGGAAAAGCGAACAGACGAAAACGGCATTGAAGACTACGAGGTGAACCGAAATGAAGACCAAGAGGATGAAAAAGCTCCTGATGGGTATGGGGCTGTCCCGGAACCAGGCAACCCGGATGATTCGGGAGCAGCGCACCGAAGGATCGAAGGACGTGAGCAACGCTCTTTACCTTCACGTCTTCCAAAAGGACTTCAATCTGATCGTGTCCAGCTGCGGCGGCGAGGTGCTGCCCTATCTCAACAGCTTCGTTTTGAAGTGACTACAGGTTGAAGTCGTTTCCAGAGAATAAGCAAGCCCGTCGTAAAATTGCCGCCCTGA